ATTGGTTATATTTTACATGGAGGGAAACAACCGAAACCTCCATGGACGTGACACGGCCTTTCTACAGGGCAACGTCGACAGTGACAATAGATTCAAAACTGGTATTCCATAGCGCTCGCGGGAGCTTAGGTGCTACGTGGGTACCATTGTTTTTGCCACGACTGTTCACGCGTTTGAATCCTAGGATTCCGTCACACACGGACGCGTAACAATCATACAGTTCCTCTTCACTAATACCGTAAACCTTACTCAAGAATGTATATAGACAGTCGGGGTCGATAATATCAGCACCCATAGTCCTCTCCTTAAGTTCCCCTGCAGAAAACTTATACGACATGGCCTGATTCCTAAAATCAAGGTAAGGCGATGTCGACAACTGATCTGCTGTGTCCAGCAGGAGCGTCCGCAAAGACCCGATGTGTCGATGTTCATATGCGGCTGATAAAAGCTTACCAGCCATATAATCCTCATCACTTACTGCACGGTTGTTATTGGCCCGTACAGGCAGTTTACACACAACGCGGCCAAAAGATGGTACGGGGTATGTCTTCCTCATTCCTGGTGCAAAACGTTTTCTCAAGAACGTAGCGGCTTCCCTGCAGTGAACTGCCTTGCCTTCCGTTTTCATACCAGATGATTTAGCAACTGAACTGAATGCCTCCTGAAGGTCATCCCGTTTTTGTTCAGTATACACGACACCATCGTCCCCGTAAATCAAAGTGGTGCTCTTAGTTATGTTAGCCTTCTTCTGCGCAGAAAGTGAAGTGCATGCATTAACATACCCGTTGCCAGTGGTGGTAGTAACTTCACCACTCCAACGCTGTCCCTTCACCTTTCCTTTAACACCATATCGTGTGAACACGCGCACACTGGTGTTTTTGGCAAACTCCCTAACAAACCACTTTGGTGCGCCAAGCTTGTAGTAAAACATGGCTTCCCATTTGCGAACTCCAGCGGGCTGTGTCCCGTCATTGTTCTTAAAATCGTTCTCAAAGGCCTCTCCCGGGGTATGATGAATTATATCTGCGATCTCGTCAGCAGTCATTCCCACGCAATATATGACTTCTCTCCCCTTGTTCTTGGGATTATTGCGTGACAACTCCTCGCTGATTCGACGAGACAGATAAAACACGACGGATCCCATTACAAGATTGTACATGTCG